TTTGGATTCTGGCCCGGTGGCTCTCATGGAGGCGGTGCTATAAGTAAGTTGGATGTTTATGGACACGCCTTGATAGGATGGGGTAGCACCACTTATGGATTTGATTGTAATGTATACACTGCGAGCACTGGTTCAAGTGGCGGTATTTCTGAGGGGAATGCTGGAAATTCACTCAACAAGTGTTTCGGATTTAGATTTGGAGTTAGACAAGCGTATAACAGACCGCAATGGGCACCTTATGTTAGAGGCTGGGCTGAGGTCGCTGAGAGTAACGCCATGCTAGGATATTATCACGGTCCTTTAATTTTACAAGATAACAAAACAAGCGGCTGGGTTTACGCTGGTGCATCAGAAGATGCAGCGGGACAGAACTTAGATTCTAATGCTATTTACACAGGTATAATTGAAAGGATAACGCAGATTTCAGCACTTGTCAATCAAGACCAATATGGTCGACAGGTTAGATATAGTGACGGTAGGCGAATGACTAAATCATTTGGTTGTCCTGTAAGAACTATTAGAAATCATAGTAGTGTGGTTAAAAAATTCGCAGGTGACTCAGCAGGGCTTGAAAAAGAAGAGTTAGGTATAGCCAATCAATACTATATGGTGGATTGGTGGAATAATACTCGTGGCGAAGATGTAAGGCGTTTCCCTGTGAGAGGATTTGGACTGAGACCTTCTTGGGACCCCGAAGATGCTTACAAAGATACTAACATTACACATGAGCCTAGTAGTTTATTTGAAGGAAATGGTACAGACGAACATAGTGGTAACGACAATAATAGAAACAATCCTACACTTACTGATAGTGGCGTAGACATTAACAACGGTGGAGGTTACAGTTCTAGTCATACAGGGGCAATGACAGTTGATGGCACAGATGCTACGACTAAATTTTCAATCGGGCAACATGTGTTTAATGCGTCGGGTCAAGACTTAGGAGAGATAACTGCTGTTACTTCTACCTCAATTACTATAGGTGGAGGCTTAGGTCAAAATGTATCTAACGACGAAAGTCTGTATCAAGCACTAAAGGTAGATTGGTTCAATCCAGCCAGTATGCTAAGAGTAGGTGACAGAGGAGATGGAAGAGGTTGTAGATGGCCTACTGTATTTAATGAAAGTTTATTGATGGATGTTTCAGAAACTCACGACGCTACTGGATTAGTGCTTTCACATAGCACCAGTGAGCCTACATTTGGACAAGGTTTAGTTAGACCAAGTAATTTAGTAGAACAGGCTGGAGAGATTGAAAGAGGAATAAGTGACCGTGTAGATTTGAACTCAGACGATGGTTTACTAAAGCCCAGCGCACATGTTGGAGAATCTATAGAACAAGTGACTGCTGACATAAGAGGAGCAGAACCTGTTGCTAGAGAAGATGTAAGATTAGGATTAGATGTAGATACGATAGCCGAACTTAATGATGGAGTTTCGAGGGAATATGTAGTAATGTCAACCGAAGCAGCGAGCCTACATACCGACAGAGAGGTAGGTCAAAGAACTAATATCAGAGGCGCATATGATGTAGCCAATGGTACGCTAAAAGACATTGATATGACAGGTAGTAATCTAAACTGGTCGGCTCAACCTAAGATAGGTGTTGTAAAACATTCTAACGCACACGCTACTTGGCCTTTGGGCGGTACATATGTTATGGAATGGAGTAAGTATGCGGGTAATCTCGATGTTACTGGATGGGGTAAAGACGGAGTTACTTCTTCATCTAACCCTTACCAAGACAGCGACCACCAAAAGCCTACTCACGAAAATATAAATCATTCAGACAGCACTATCGAGTTCCTCTACAGACCTATACAAACACTCGACTACAAGCACACTCAGGTGTTTAGGTCATTTGTATTACCCGCAGGTCCACAAACTGGTTCTAACTTCTACAGGGCTACATCTGGAGGTAAGTATGGTATATTTACAAGTGATGTTCCAAGTGCGAGAACAGGTACGCCAAGTAGCCCTCCTTACGCACCTGTATACACTGTAGACCCAAGTTCTCCGACCACTGCTGATAGCAAAGGTCCAAAGATTCAGGGTGTAGATGTGACAGGCTACGATAAGACAGACATTACTAGTCCAGTCGCTAGAATGGTTATGTCAGAAAATACACTTGAGCACTTCCGAGCCGATGCAAGTCGTCGTTCTATAGATGATGATGAGGGCGACTACAGTGTGCAACCAAGATACAGCCAGACGCTACATCCAAAGGGTAGTAAAGGGGATGCATCTTATAATACCGGAGACCATAGCGGGGAGTGAAGCGCATGACACCAATGGAAGAGGCTTGGATTTTGTTGAAGCGCCAAACTACATTAGGTGAACATCATCCTGATTTTCCTAGTCCTTATGGAGACATTACTCATTACCATGGAACCACAGACGACAGAGGTAAAGGTATAGTGCAACAAGGATTACTGGTGGGTGATAATGAAGCATTTGGCAGAGGAGTGTATGCTTCTCCTAACCCATCAACTGCTAAAAATTATGCAATGACAGGGGCTATGAGTAATCAAAAATTACCTGCCGTATTTGCTATTAGAGGAAAAGGTTTAGAGCAAGAAAATGTAACTGATGATTATACTTTATATCCTGACAATATATCTCCCGAAAGACTAGTTAGGATTAGAAATGTAGCGGAAATTCCAACATGGGTCGACTCTTGGAAAAATCTGCCTCCATCTCAGCAAGAATCGGCTCGTCAATCACTTGAAAATATATATTCAGATTATGGGGGATAGTAAACATGACACCAATGGATAAGGCTTGGACTATACTAAAGCGTCAGACTACGCTTGGCGAATTTCATCTTGATTTTCCTAGTCCTTACGGACCTGTCAAATGGTTACATGGTACGCCTGAAAGTAATATAGATTCAATAAGAAGAAGGGGGTTATTATCTAATGACGGGATGGATTATGGATTCGGGGCATTTGTGACCGATAAACCAGTTTCTGCAAAAATGTTTGGAAGCCACTCTACTGTAAATCCAAATGCAGTACCTGTTGCCTATGTCGGCGTAAGAGAAGGTGCAGGTGAGCCGGAAAAAAGAGGAATCTTAGGGGCAACTACGGGTTATATGGTACATGCTTTCCCTGAGACTGTGCCACCGGAGTTCTTGACAGTCATGCCTAAATCACCAAACACAGGTGCTATGTATAGAGCAGACGCATTAGGTCAAGAACAATTTAAATTACCTGCCGAAGATGTAAGATTAAGAAATTACATAGATAGATTGGCTGGCGATAATCAATATGAATTGCAGCGAATACAGGACATGGGAAGAACCATTGACGAAAGAGGTAATGAATATGGCACTGGGTAAGAATCTTTCAACAGGTCGAGCAGACGCTGCTCAAGATTCTGTAATGAAAAAGATTAGGAAACCTCGTTTTGTAGACAATGCAGTTAGGCATGGGCAGTATAACAAAGGAACGGCTGGTTTTAAGGTAGAATCTCCTGTTCAAAGCGACTTCATCCCAGCCACTGAAAGAAAATATAGACTATTTGAAGAAGAAGATACCATCCGTTTAGTTCACAATGTTACTGACGGGCACAGGTATGAAGGTGCTATTTTTTTAGATGAGGATAAGGTAACTGCATCGAGCACTTTACCTGCTTTGATTGTAGGTGCTGATAACCCACAACAGAGCCTAGTTCCTTCTAAGATAGAAACTGCCACGAAGGGCACCAGATACGGACTAGAGAACCTAAAAGGTCGCTCACTGAAAGAATTAGGCTTTACTGACAAAACTATCCGTTTTGCTCAGAAAGTAGGGGTAGGGCTAAGAACATCTGACCTTGCTACAAGAGTCGCTAACAGTTCTAAGAGTTCAATTAACGGCATCAAAGTAAGCGTACCCAGCACTACCTTTGTTGCTAAAGATTTCTATGGTGTAGATTCAATCAATGCTCTTAGATACTTGGCTAAGCACGATTACTATTCACCAAGAAGTGATAGATTTGGCAATTTGCTATATGTACCTCAAACTCAAATCGAAAGAGAGCACTTTTTGAATGAAAATAGAGTGTCTGGAGGCACTAGTGAAAACAACAATGACGCTGTTCCTAATAGAATAGTAGTGAGGGGTAAATCGAGGGCCAATAATGATGAAAATGTTGTACAAATAGACGATTTTGGCACTCAGCAAGACACTGTAAATGAAGTACCCGGAGGCATACACGCACCTACTGCATTGACTAAGGCTAGTGCTAGGCGAATAGGTCAGAATATGCTTAGAATGGCTAAGAAAGCCAGTGGTTCTATGTCACTAAACGATGTATTGTCGGCTACTCACATACAGCCGGGTGATTCAGTCAATTACCAGTCGAGGAGTGACAGTGACAGAAAGATAGTATTGGGTGGAACTTATGATTTAATAAATCGTAAATCCCAATTGCATGTAAATTCAGTGGATGCGACTTTAGAGGATGTATTACAGCGCTTCCAAGAGGTCGACATTAGTGGCAGTTTAGACGAAAACTACGAAAGGAACCGTCAGTTTAGTGTAGAGGAATTTACTACCTCATTTGGCGTTAAAATGAAGATTAGTTGGGAAATTGCTGAAAGAGTTGACTCTAATCGTGGAGTTGGCTTTAATCTCGGTCAACCGAACAGAGATACCATACACGGTGCCCGTAGATTACAGAGTACAGGTGTATTTATCAATAACGGCTCAGGTCACGCTATCGGGACTTATTTATTCACCGTTGATGGTAACAGTGCTAGTAGTACATTTAGTAACAATGAGGCCATTTATACAAAGAATGGTAATAAGTTAGGTCATGTTATGGAAATAGCATCATTCACAGTAGGCAGCGGTGCTTACAACAATGACCCTACAATAACTCACGCTAGTTCTACCAACATTAAGTTAGGTATGGCTGTCTCAGGTACAGGTATACCCGCAGGGGCGTTTGTAGCCTCAATTACTAGCAATACCGAATTTGAATTATCGGTATCTACCACTGGTGGTTCTTTATCGGGTCAAACTTTGACATTCACCACTACAACTACTACAATATTAGCAATAAGTTCCAGAAGTGTTCATCCTGTTAGTGACGATGATGAACTATATACATTACCAGAAACCTTACCAGAGGCTAGGAACAATCATTTGAAGGTAGGGTTAGTACAGACTAAATATTTGAGAAATAGGAGAGGTTGATATGCCAGTATTAAATGAAGGAACTAGATTTTTAATCGATACGCTAAGAGCAAGAATAAATGAAGTAGTGTTTGGCTTTGATGGGACAGTCGCTACTCAACAGGATGGGGGCATAGGTAAACCCGCCGTGGTGGTTACACCTAATGTCAGAGTTATAGACGATAACACATTATCAGTGGAAGCAAAACTATCATTAGACACAACTTTCACCCAACCGCTGAGGGAAGTGGTTATCAGATATAAGAATCCTAGCGATTCTTCTGATACTACAGACTTTTGTAGATATACTTACAATTCAATAGAAAAGACAGCAAATAATGAAATTAAATTTTCAGCAGTAATAGAGGTGGGACAATGACTAATCCAAAAGCAGGGCATACTAGTGCTACAGGCTACGGTGCTAATTCACAAGGACTTAGAGATGGGGATGGGCTTACTAGCCTTTACGAGGGGTTACATGGTAATGGTATAATGAGATTGGGAGATGGGGCTGCGGGTGACTCTCTTAGAAACAGTATAGTTTCCGGTACACCCGGATATGTCACCGTATCTAGTGGGGGCGTAGTGACTGTTAACGGTGGTTACTGTGTACTCGACGGAGTTATGTACAAATTCGCCAATGGACCTGCTAGTACAGAGGCATTTACAGTAGGCACTAGTAGTAACTTTTCAGGAGACTTACCTAGTGTACCGTCTTCTAGCGGAGAGGTATTTGTCGTAGTTTATCTAGTTGGTAGAAGCACTCCAGAAGCGCACTTGATGTATGAAATGGGCACTCCTGTAACTGCATCAGCGGGCACTCCGCTGATACCGAACAGATTTCTTTCTGACCCTAGTATTACTGCTAATACTGACTTGAATCATAACTCAACTGTATTAGCGGTTCTAAGATACACAGTCGGCACCAGTGGCACTATACAAGAAGCACTAGGTGCATCGCCTACAGTGTTTGATAGAAGGACCTTTATCAGAAGTAGCCCTATGTATCTAACCCCTATGACTGATGGAGCAATAGGGGATGTAGTAACTGGAAATGCCATCAATTCGGCTGCTGATTTAGACGCTTTCTTTTCAAATCCAGAAGATGGAGACTTTGCAGGTAGTCCGTTTGGAGCACTATGGCAGAGTCACAGAGAAGGTAGGTCGAGTGATAAACACGGTGTTCTTTACGGAGCGATACCTAAAAATCTACATGCAACTAAATCCACTGAAACATTTGTTATTGGTCCAAATAGAGTATCTATACTTACTGCTAGTGCTTCATTTACATTCGACCAAGAAAATATCTTCTTGGTAAATCCAAATGGTGGTAGCGCTCATGCTACACTAACTCCTAGTGGTTCATTCCCGTCAGGACATGTGATTGAGATTAGAAACATATCTACTTCCGGCTCTTATAACACTGTATTCAACGCTAAGACAGACAATGCCAGTGCTGCGAATATCAATATAGCAAATGGAAAATATGCTAGATTTGTTTATGACGGCACTGACTGGCATCTACTAATCCTACAGGCATGATAACCATGGGTAGACTAATCGATATGCTCAAGCATAAATGTGAAAACTGTGGTAGAATTTCATTACCTTTAACAATCTCAGGGAAATACCTGTCAGGCGAACCTGCTGTATTGCATGAATGCTCCTTCTGTGGATATATCAGATTTCACGGTCAACTCGGATTCAAGGGTGTCCGTAAGCGTAAGGCTGAACCCTTGTCCAAGAAGGCCAATGGTCGTCTTTCTCGTTATCTCAGGCAAATGGCTGAGAAATTAGGAAGGTAATCATTGAAAACCATTTACTGTTTTATTTTCACTTATCGATATTTCACTCAAAAAATTAGCCTTAGACATTGCTTCTGCTATCTTTTTCATCTCTCTATCCTCTACCACATCTTGCA